AATCCCATGATATCGTACCGACGCCGCGCTGGATGATGATCGAGCCTGCTTTCTTATTTTCCTTATCCTGCAAGCCTGACCTATCTCCCCGCTTCGCCATTCCGAGCATGAAGCGTCTCGGTTGATTGAATCCTATCTCCTTCATCACGATTACCTCTCTGGCCCAGTTCGTCAGGTCCGACGATCCAAAGCCTGAGTAGGCCATATCTGCCACGCTCTCAGGTTTGTCGTCCTTGCTCTTTGGTTTCGGGAAGTGATGTACCAGCACGATGACGACTCCCGTCTCGATCATAATCGGCTGGAGCAGGTGACGGGTGAAGTTGGCGCAGACCTCGATATCCGATGGATTGCCGCCGATGTACGAGAGCAGAGGATCGATGTAGACGATGTCCACCTTCGTCTTGCGAATAAGGCGACGCAGCATTTGAGTGAAGTCTGCCCCAGTACGAACCGCCTCACGGAAGAACAGCATGTTGGCTCGTTTGAGTCCGTTGACCCAGTCGCTACCGAACACCATCTGCGAGGCTCCTTTGAGAGCGTCATGCTGATCGGCAATGTCGTTCTCTGCTTGGACGTAGGCCACTCTCAATGGTCTTACAGGCTGTACACCGAACCAGTCACTACCTATGGCCCACTTCAATCCCTGATAGAATGCCATCGAACTTTTGCCGCATCCACTTTGCCCGACAAAGAGAAGCGATGAACCGCGTCGTAGCCATCTGTCACCGATGAGGTTGTCAGGATCATTCTGCGGATCGTAATCGACAATGCTCTGGAGCGTGAACTCCTGAGGCATGTCCTGCGACTCCAGATGGTCCGTGTAGGCGTCCCAGTTCACCGAACCCACATTGATGGCCAACAGCTTCTGCTCGTTGCCATCGCGCATCACACCGGCTAACCGGCTGAACCGGCTTGCGTTCTTATTCTTCGGATCGATGCCGAGAGCCTCTAGCTGGCGATAGACGACATCACGACGTTCGTTCCATTCCTCTTTGTTCGACGCATCGACTCTGACCCAGCCGTGCAGACTCTTGCCACCGGAATCGATGACGACAGAGAGTGGGAGCTTCGACTCCTTGAGGATCGTCCATTGCTCATCCTTCGTCTTCTCGTCCATCTCAACGAGGACATGGCGGAAGTTTGCCACGCCTGAATCCGAACCATTCTCCTCGATGCACGGGTTTATGCGGACATACGCGCCACGGCTATCATCATTCGTCCACATGGCGCTGATGGGCGGCGTGAAGTGGTTCTTAATCCATTCGTCGCGCTTGAGGAACGTACCCTTGGAGTTTGGCCTACCTCTACCGTCCTCGTCGCAGATGATGTCGTTGCAGATGCAGACAATTTCATCCGGCTCGAAACAAGCTTTGAGGAAGTCGCTCGTCGTGAATGGTGCTGGTGGCTCAGGTACAGACTGGATCTTTTGAACGACGAACTTGCCAGTCGTTGATACGGGCGTTCCGCTTTGCGCGGATAGAAGCCATCCCCTTGGCTTGTCGTGCGCTACATTCATCGCCTGATTCACTTTGTGGGCCAATTCATTAGGCTTCCACGGTGGAATACATTTCGCGTTGTACTCATGCAGGAGCGTCTCGGCATCCCCCGTAGTAAGCTCAAAACCGTGTATGAGCGCGGTTGCTACTGCGAAGGTTGCGTTATGACCGCCTTGACCAGCGACGGCTCCCGGCGTGTTTCTGAGCCATGCTCTCGCACGGTCGATCTTTGATTGATTCATTGGATTCCAAGTTGTTTGCGCGCCAGCTCTCCACTTTCGCCGAGGTCAGTGATGGCGATTTGCTGGAGAACTGATTTTGATTCTTCGAGTTTTAGGAAAAGGAGAGACAGCTCTTTGGGAGTCATCAGGTACTTGCTCCAATGTTGAATTGGAATGGAGCGAGACTGGAACTTCGCAAAGAGCTGCTCTTGTGCTGCAATGTAGAGTTTAGGGTGCTTGTTCAATGACCGGGATGAACTTGGCTTTGAATTCAGCCTTCGTTCGAACGTACACCTTTGATTTACCGTCGCGGGTGTAGGCAACCCCCACCCATTTCATTTCTCCGATTCGTATCTCTACGTCATCTGAAATGACTTCAACCTGCACCGAACTGTTTCCTGAGTTTTTGAATTTCATCTTCGGAGGCGTTATCGAGATGTCCGACTCCAAGCGATTGCCAAGCGCCATCAATTATTTGCGCCTTTGGCTTTGGCTTAGTAATCCAACCTCGAAGAATCGCATGGTCGATCAGTGCTGGCGCTTCCTTCAACAGTTGTTCTCTAGTTATTTCACTTTTCATCATAATCAGGCTTTTTTAACAGATTTTCCGCGTCTTCCCATCGACCTTCTCATTCCAAGTTCTGGACCCAGTTCACTGGCGAATCCGCGTCGGATCATCCACTCCTTGTACTTCTGATCGATGTAGGCGAAGTGAATCTTTTCGCATGATTGATCTGATTCTGCTACCCGCATGATTGATAATTTATTTCCGTCGTTCATTTGTATGTCTCGATTGTGTGTTTGTAGTGTCGCTCGGCTTGGGTGCAGTTCCAGCAAAGGTCTTGAGTTCCGTTGCATCCGCACCCGAGAGATTTGAAAAGTACATTGGCCAACCATTGATACTCTGCGATGGCCGCTCGCAATGTCTCCACGTCCGTTTCTTCGGACAAAGGTTTAAGCTCCTCGCTCATTTGAGGACGAAGAGAATGAAGTAGGCGCTGGCGACGACCATTCCCATTCCGAACGCCATGATGAGCAACTGCTTCAGCTCCTCTGGAGACGGAGGACGATTGGCTTTGTGTATCACCGGCCACCGCCCATCGCGTAGTGAAGGATCAAAAGGGCGTCGCAGTTTCGAAGCGTGACGTCCAGATTCGGATACAGTTCCTGAGCTTTGCTTTTTAGCTTTCGCTTCCATTCTGGTCCGGTTTCGCATGATTTACGTCCTCCGAGTCCAAGTGGTTCTTGCCAAATCTTGGGTTCGACACGGTGAAGTGCATAGCCTTGCGCGTAGCCAAGCCCCTGCACAATCCCGTAGTTTTCATGGAGCGTTGCCATGCTCGCCGACGATGTGAGTTTGCTGACGAACTTTGGCACCTTCTCGACCCATAGATGGGAGTCGCTGACCTTGAATCCTGCCAGTAACTGCGCCGTATCTGGCAAAGACTCTGGCATTGGAAACAGGAGTATTCCTTCCGCAGTGCTGACCGCGAATCCGCCGCCCACACCCGGATCGACCGCTACAATTGTTTTGTTTGATTTCATTCGCTTAGTTTTATTTTTAGTAACAGAGAACGGATACGCTCTCCGCAGCGATTCGCACCGCTGATTTGGTGTCTCCACCCTCTGACCACTTCTCGACCTTCACACGGCCTTTGACGCGCACTAGCGCACCATTGCCGACTTCCATGATCTTCTCCGCAACTTGTCCCCAGCTCGACAGCTCGAACTCATCGAAATCTTCGTGGAAGCGTCCTTCGTTGTCGGTCCAGTGACGGGCGATTGAGATGACGCGGCGCACCATGAGCGAGCCTGTCTTAGTTTCTGTTTGTCGGCTGACGCCGCGCATTTCACCGATCAGATAGACTACGTTCTCTGTGGGCGTGGCTGTTTCTTTTTCTGTCGTTGATGCACTCATTGGAAAATACAACCGAGTTGTCGGTAGCACGTCATACGCTTTTTTGCGTGAAACGAGCCGATGGGGTGAAACTTGTCAGAGAAGTCTACGATTGTCGCGCAGTTCTTGGTTTCTGTTTTGCGCAATGCACGACTCGCTCGCTGGATCGTCTTCTGTGATGAGCGTCCTCCGCTGACCATGATGAGCAGATCTACGTTGGGCAGATCCAATCCTTCGTCGGCCAATGATGTGGCTATCATCGTTTTGAGCTGTCCGCTCTTAAATTCATCCATCGCCGCCTTGCGCAGCTTCTTCGAAATCTTGGAATGAACGAGCCGAGAACCCGGAATCCGTTTCTCGTAATCCTCTCCCAGCGTGATGCGCGGAATGAGGATGAGCGTCTGCATGTCGCCATGCTCCATCGCGTATTGGATGGCGTAGTCGTTGCGTTGTTTGTTCTGGCAGATGCCGATGTCTACGAGCGATTCCCAAGCGCACATACGCTTTAGTTCCTCGTCGGTTATCCGCATGTACTTGCGTCGCGCTTGGAACAGACGGTCGATGTTGTCGTCTATCTTCTGATGGATGTTGAGGTCCGTGGCGTGGCTGATTTCGAGGTAAGCGTCGGCCAATGAATCACCAATGTCGGTGCGGCTTATCTCGTAGACTTGATTGTGGAAGAGCATCCGTGTTACGGCGTTGCGTTCTGGGTCGTCGCCCCAAGGCGTAGCGTCGAATCCATAACGCAGTCCGTTACAAGACTCGATGATGCCTCTCAGGACGCGAGCAGGGCTGTGTTTTGATTCGTCGATTACAAGAAGCTGCTTCTTGCTGAAGTCTACTGATTCATGCGGACAGCGGACATCGACGACGCTTTCAGGCACACCAGCAACGCGAAGAGACACTCTAGCTTGCTGACAGGTTTCCCTAGTCGGCGCTGTCCATCCGAACGTCCACGTTGGATTCAGCGTGGCGTAATGCTTAATGATGCTCGCGGCAATCCATGTCTTACCGCTACCGGCGGGGGCAATGATCAGTCCATCGCTAGTTTTGGCCCACTCTACTGCTTTCTTTTGGTATTCTCTTAGATTCATAATTTTAGGAAATTTGCCCCTCCGCCTACTGCTTCATAGCAGACGAAGGGTATTGTCCGTACCACAAGGCACGGCTCGCTGTCATTCGTTCGCTGTACTGGCGGTAGAAGGCGCGCTCGATTTCGTCGTGGCGCACCTCTTTTCCAGCAACTTCCTTAACGCTTGATTGGCGAAAAATCCGATCTTCAGTCCATGCTCGTCGCAATGTTTGCGAACCTCTTCGTGGAGTGCTGAGTCGATGGTGATAACTGTGTAAGTGGCTTTTTTCTTCATATTACTCGCTCTTCATCGGAGTCGATTGAACGCCATTGTAGGCGATGGTCTTCGGGCGGTAGATGCCCACTTGCTCGGTTTCCTCGACCCATGAAGGACCGCCCCTGATGTGGAATATGCAGGAGGACATTCCGTTCCAGCTCTTCGTGCTGCTCTTAGCGGAGGTGTAGGCAGATCCGAACGTAGCGTTCAAATCGTCACTGCTCATCGCTTTAACATTGGCCCAGTCGATGTCGCCTGCATGCCACAACTTAAAGCCTAGCTCCAGCGGTGCGACAACCTCTGCAATGCCGGGGAAGTGCCACACCCACTCGTCATGGGATGACGCATCGCCGCTCATAACCGCATAGCACTGGTAGTTGCCAAGCGGTACGGAACCACTGCCCCAGTCGCAGCTCTCGCCGGGTTTCAAGACTGCCGAGCGTGTCGGATGGTCGTTGCATTTGGGCTGCTCAAAAAGAGCAACCAATACTGGGACTTCGGTCTGATTTTCGATTTTGATGTGTGTACTCATGTCAGTAGGTGTTTGATGATCTGATTCCGCTCTTTGCCCTTTGCTCTGAGAATTTGCTCCAGAACAACGTGAGGGTTGATCGTCGCGACGTGTTTCCACTCTGGGCTTTGATCGACGTGCTTGGCTGTATGAAGACTCTCAACGCGAACGATGCCGTTCCATGCGTGGACGTAAATGAATGCGGGGCTGTCTTTCATTTGACCTCCTTCTCATTCCACAGCAGCAGATCCGCTCGTATTGCGTCGTTCTCGGTTTCGAGTTGCGTGATGTAAGCCAGTCGTACTGCTGCGAGTCGCTCTAGCCTCCTGCACAGCATACCCAGCTCGGCTATGTTGTGAGGAGTCGAGTCTGATATCGGGGTGTCGCTGACCTTTTTGTTGTCGTTAACAAGATGGCTCACGGCTTGGCCTCCTTGGCTTTGTGCCACAATTGCTTTGCTGGAAGATTCTCTCCAGCTATAGATAAAAGACATTCGTCTAAGTAGTTTCCAGCTTTCACTAACCGATT